AAATTGGTAGACTTGCGATTAATATCACCGCCAGTCGGCTTCCGGACATCTAAAAACTCTTCAATCTCAGGGTGGTTCATTGGCAGATATGCTGCATAGCTTCCTCGGCGAGTAACACCTTGAGAGAAAGCAAGCATTTCTGCATCCACTACTTTTACAAAGGGAATAACACCAGTAGACTCAGAACCATTACTTGTTTTAGATCCTACTGAACGGACATCGCCCCAATAACCGCCAACGCCCCCACCGACAGAAGAAAGAAACGCATTCTCCGTGTAGTGGCTCGTGATACCAAGCCGACTATCATCCACGTAGTTAAGAAAACAAGAAATAGGGAGCCCACGTTTTGTTCCTCCATTAGAAAGTATAGGTGTACTAAACATAAACCATAGCTTACTAGCATAGTCATAAAGACGTTGAGCGTGCGCTTCATCGTCTGCGAATGCCTTTGCAGCTCGTGCAAAAGCGTGTTGGGGAGAAGTTTCCCCATCTACCAAGTATCTGTCTTGTAAAGTTTTAATACTAAACTCAGAAAGGTACTTGTCTCTATTCAAATCAATTTTAATTTCCATATAACTTCAACCCAATATCTTCAATATTGTCCTGACCTATTGCATCATCACAGAAGGTCATTAAATCCATAAGCTCATAGTTTACAAGCAACTGTTCTGCGTTCTCGTTGAGAGATTGAATATACTTATATCTACTCTCAATAGGGCAGACATTGTATATATCAAAAGCAGTCCCATACTGTTCAATAAGCTGCACAGCACGTTTTGGACCGATACCGGGAATACCAGGAACATTATCGCCTTTATCACCAGTAAGACATTTTAATGATATATATTCTTCTGGTTCAATTTCGTAATGCTCTTTCCAGTTATCCAACCGCACTTCTTTTCTTGTTACGTAGGAGAAGCGGCCTACGTTTTCTTGTATCAACAGATCCCAGTCTCGGTCGCTAGAAATAAGCCAGATATATTTTAAATTGTACTTATTCTTGTGCTTTACAAGGTGTGCTGCAATGTCATCTGCCTCTACACCTTTGTACCGAAGTATAGGATATTCTTCTGCTAATAACTCTAAAGAGGCTTCGAACTCTTCGAAAAACTCTTCAAATGCAATTCTTTCTTCTTCTGTTTGTTCTGCAAACTTTTCTTTTCTATTCTGCTTATAATCAGGTGAGATTCCCTTACGATACGTAGATGATCCCCAGTCCGCAGTAATAATAACTCGTGTGCAATCATATGATTTTGCTAAACTTTTTACCGTGCTTTGGTAGTCATACCGAAAGTCTGTACGGCCCTGATGCTTCCAACGAAATGCAAGATTGAGAGCATCTACTACTAATGTAGCGTTAGCATCCTCATTTACTAGTTTATCAGTAAAATTAAACGCCATTTAAAAATTCTACCTCTTCTTCTTTTAGCCAAACATCTGCAAGTAAAATGTAACAATGTAAAAACTGAATGTACATCCATTCATGAGTTACTTTAGGCTGTAGGTTTGTTACTACAAATACTGGTGACCGATTATATTTGAAAAACAAAAGAGGCTCCTGGTTACCGACTGCTGCTTGTTGTAGTAATTTTACCCACCACTTAATTAAATTGTTAGTTTTCTTTGCTGTAAATATCTTGTCTGAGAGAGGAGAGTTCTCATAGTTCTTTACTTCAATACAAAAACGATTTTTTGCATGAGGAACATAGAGATCTCCTTTTAAGTATTCAAGAGCGCCCGATGAAGGCACTCTCTCAAACTGAAGATCGGTTGCTTCTCGAAGCATATCACGAACTAAGTACTCGCCTCTGGCTCCCTTAGCTCTGCTATCAACCATCTTCTCCACCCATCAAAATGTCTCCGAGTTGATCTAACTTCTCTTGGTATGAGGCAGCTTTTTCAAGCTCTTCTTCAATTGCTGCCATAATATCGGGGTGCTCTCCGATACCTACTGGATTTGTTAAATATACTCTAACATTTGCTTGATGGTATTTTACCTTCCCTGCTAGATACGTCATCATATTATCAACTAGCATCTTCTTCATCTTTACCTCCTAAAATCATGCACTTTGCTCTTGACTTCCATACGTTTGGAAATAGACCATGTACTAATAAAACAAAAGCAATGCTCCACGCTCTTTTCAGATGAGAGAAGTATGTATAACCTTCTTCCTCTAAATGATTCATTAGTGCTCCAACTTACTAATATTCCCTGACTTAACTACTTCTACTTTGTCAAGCAAGGGATGTGTCCATCCATGACTCACAATGTAAGTATTTAGGTTCTCTTCCAATAATACTTCTACTAGCTTCTCTCTTCCAACTTCATCAAGTACATTGATAACTTCATCAAGAAAAAGAATATTGATTCTTGATTTCGATATACTACTCATCAACTTGCGTATAGCAATCAGAGTAGCTGTGTTCACTCTTGCCAGTTCTCCACTGGAGAGCGCAAGAATATCCACGATATTACCATTATCAGTAATTTGTACATTGAGCTTATCATTTGATACTACAAACTCCAATGTAAAACGTCCATCGGATAATTCTGCTAAATAATAATTTGTGAGTTCTTCCAACTCTTTTACAAGATTCTCTATCTTGTACGCAAGTAATCCATTGGTGCTGAAGGCTTTCTTCAATACTTCCAGATTGCTTGCAATTTCTTTTTCTGCTTCCAGTACTTCTGTGGCTTCTTCCAAATCGGTTTGAAACTTCTCTGTTTGCTCCAGAATTACTTGGATGCGGGTGTTTCGTTTTGTGATGCTTTCGTTCTCACGGGATATTCGTTGTAGCTCATCCTTTGCATCCGATATTCTCTGCGAAATTCCACGAGCCCTACTCTCAAGCTCCACAGGATCCAGCGGCAGTGTCGGTAAGCTATTGTCAATGCTTCTAAACAAATCTTCCCAATCTTTTTGAGTTTTTCGAGCAGCTGAAAACTCTGCATTGTTTCGTTTAATTTCTTCAATTCTTCGTTTAATGTCATTTTCTCTTTCCTTTGCAGACATAATTTTGGTAGTCTCCAAAGAAATAAGAGACTCCACAAAATCCGAATCTACTTCTTGTTCACAAGTGGGACAGTGATCCCCCAATTTACTCAACTTATCCAAAAGTCTCTTGGACCCCGCTGCGACCCCGCTCAGGGTTCCTAACTCACTTTGCAAATCATCATACGATTCAATAGATTTAATACTACAATTCTGTGCTTCTGTAATATCTATCTTAGCCAGCATGTCTTTATAATTATTATTTCTTAGAATTTTTTTATTTTTCTCAGAAATATTTTCAATTTCATTCGTAAGAGTAGCGAGTTCCTTCTCATCTTCTTCCGTCTCAATTGAAATTTCAGACAGTGGCAGTATGGTTGTATCCTTCAATTTGTTATCTGTCAACCATTTTTCAATCGTTGCTATGGTGGACTCGGTTGAGCTTAAATTAATGTTTCTCTTTCTCGCTTCTTCTTTGAACAACTCAAAATATTGCACATAATGCTCCAAATGGAGAAGGTCAATAAGAAACTTTTTACGGTTCGTATCTGTTGCAGTAAGAAACTGTAAACTGCTATTTGTGTTCTGGTATACCAACTGTGAGAAGGTTTTAAAGTCGATTCCAATAATATCCTGGAGAGTCTTGTATGTATTGGTCGCTGTATGAGAACTAATATCTTCTCCATCTTCAAGTAAACGAAGCTTAATACTAGACTTCCGATCAATAATGACGTCATAGCTCTTCTCATCTTTTGTAAATGCAAGAGAAATGTGATACCCTTGATTTACATACCGATTTGGTATATCTGCTTTTTTAATTCCTTTTGAGTTCTTGTTAAATAAGGCTTCTTCAATAATTAATGGGATGGAGGACTTCCCCATCCCATTAGTACCTACTAGCTGAGTTACTGTATTATCACTCAGATCTAATACATTATCTGCCCCATAACTGAAACAATTACTCCATGTCAACTTTTGCAGCGTAATCATTAAATATACCTACTATTTCTGGTACTCTAGTGTCAGGTATTTCAAGAATATAAGTTAGATACTCTACTAACTCTTCTTGTATACTCATTTCTTTGTCTATAACAAGCGTAGCTTCTGTACTTCGTTTTACTACTTTCTTGTCGAGAAGCTCACTATTCTTCACGTTAGCAAGCTCTTGCATATCTCCTTCAATCTCATAAATCGTGTGATGATAGTCTGTAGGTATCATCTCGCTAGGATCTGATACTGTCTTTCTAATCAACTGAGGAAGTTCAAAAGGCTCCCACATCCACTCCCAATTATGAGGATTGATAAGAATATACCCAGTACTTACTTCGTTTCTATGAAAGGAAGTTGTCATAGGACTTCCTGGGTATACAATGTTTCTCTGAGTATTACTATGTGCGTGTAGGTCGCCTGCAAAAACGACTGGAAAGTCCTCAAATCTGTCTAAGTCCACCTCTGGCTTGACGTGTGGAGGAATCTCACCACGAACATGAGTAAATAAAGGTTTCTTTGGATCAAAGAGTTCAATAGCATTCTTACGATGAAGATCTGCATAGGGCAGTACGCCAAAGCCGAAGTCATTATCGTAGTATGACATATCAACTATTTTTACCAAAGGATTTATATCTTTTGTAACTTGTTTTAGTTGAGTAAAGAAAGTTTTGTTTTTCTTTGTTGCTTCATGATTACCATCATATATCAGAGTTGGAATCTTTACATCCCGTATAAAAGAAAAGTAAAGTTCCAACTCTTCCATATTCGGCAGACGGTCAAAAAGGTCACCACCTATAATATGCATATTGCATTGCTTTTCAAGACCATAGATTTGCTCGAAAAATTTATTGTAGCGGTTAAGTGCCCACTCTTGGGGCACATTCTTCTGACCTAGCTTTATATGCCAGTCTGCCGTGAATAAGATCATGATACGTTGAACTCATCTTCCAAAGTTTCGTCGATATCGCCTGCTGCATCTTCGCGGATCTCATCGAGAAGCGCCTTCTGTGCATCAGGAGTGGGACGAGGCATAACGTCGTCCATAGACTTCAAGTCTGCAATTGCTTCCATCTCTGACTCAGAGAGGGCACGCTGCTTGCACTTGAGTACTTGCAACTGATACTCTACATTATAAGGCAGAGGGCCAGTCTTTACTCGCTTGAATTTTACATCCCAGCCGCTTTCTGGATCAGTCGGATCGCCCAGGTCTTCTGCTGCTGTAAGGATAGCTTCAAACAACTTCTTCTTGAGATTGATGATTTTTACTTCACCATTGTCAAGACACTGCATAGCGTAGCTCCAGCCACACTTAAGATCTGGATAGTACTCACGAATCCAATCTTTTTCTTTGTTGTTGAAACGCTCTTCGTTACGGTCAAATGACAGACACTCAAAAGGAATCTGCTTGCCGTTCTTACCTTCTAGCCAGTATACGTAGCGAGCAAGAACGTCTCCAACGAGTCGTACTTCGTTATCGCCGTCTCGGTAAGAGTATGAAGTAATAGATGATTTTTTAGCGCCGCCAGCGGCTTTGTTAAATGATAATGCCATTAGTGTATATCCTCTTTATTGACTTCTTCATATAGAAAAACGATCTTACCGTCTTCTATATCAAGTAGGCTGTTTTCTTCAAATGTCTCTAAATCTACAGCACAAAGCTCTAGATCTAGTCTGGTTTCCCCAGTGGCTACATAGTCGGCGTACCGACGTAAAGAAGCTATTGCGAGATACTGGGAAATCTCGTAGTAGCTATGTTTGTATTCATTATGCAATAAAATATCGGGGTGAATCAAAAACGACTCTCCTCGAAAACTTTTATTGGCAAATTTATACAATTTATCATACTTATTATTAGGTATGTAATTGGTAACGAGCATACGAAAAATCAGAAAGATAGTAAGAGCACTTCCTTCCGATGTTTCAAAGATCTTTTTCCAATCGTAGAACAACATATTATACACCCATTTACAAAAAATGTCAAGAACTATTTTTCTATGTTCAAAGCTGTTTGATAGAATAACTTTGCTTCATGTAATAGCCCATACGGTTCGACGCCTGTCTTTGGGCTGTCTTTCCTTTTAGATGTATGTCAATCACAACTGGATCACGCTTCCCTTCTTGCTTACGAATAACTCGCCCGATAAGCTGCGTAAGTAAAGGTTCGTTATTGATAGGGGTAGCAAGAATAAGACAGCTAAGATTATTAACTGAGATACCCTCACTGAAGATTGCTTGCGTTCCATATAGAATTTCCTTTCTTCCTTCCAGAATTTCAGACACGAGTTTTTCCCTGTCTTCATGCGCGACCTCACCCGTAACACATACAGATTTCTCACCAGTCAGTTCGGCGCAGCT